TCGTTGCTTACAGTTATATTATCGTAACGCTATCGTGCTGGTGCTGTAAACGTATCGTAGACGTAACGCCATGCTGAGCTGTGTATCGGTGCCGTGTGCTGGTCGTATGTATAATGCTATACGTAATGTTAAGGTTGTGGTTATGCTTGGTTACGTGAGCTGTGTCTATGGTGTGGTGGTGTTGTGGTGTAGTGTATATGCTATACGTAAATAAAAAGCTAGGATCCTGCACGGGAAATAGTTAGTAGCTGTGATCAGCAGTTGTAAGCGTTGGCTGTTTATCCGTATATATGAACCCGAAAACGTAAAACGGTAGGGGGGCTGGGTAAATGAAACGAGTTTGTGAATGGGGGGTCTGGTTGATATGGTATATTGCAACACAATGACTATATATTTGCAACAAAAAATTTTTTACTATATTTTTTTTTAAAGTATTGAAAACGTGACAGTAGGTAGTTATATATAATAGTAGCAGGCTATCGTCACACTTTTAATTTTAGGTATAATTGCGTAATCATACTTCGTATGGCACAGAAACTTTCGGCAACAGCAAGAAGAGATAAAGCAGCTAGGGATTTGGCGTTTGCTAAGACACCTGCTAGAAAAGCAAAAAAAGCGCACGCGCAGAGAGAAGCAAGAGCTAATCCATCTGCAGCTAAAGGCAAGGATTATGATCACAAAGATCAGAGATGGGAAACTCCTAGTAGGAACCGAAGTAATGACGGTGAAGGAACAAAGAAAGAAAGTGGTAAGAAGTACCGCACAGACTAATATAACAGCATGGCAAGAATAAGTACATACCCAAAAGACATAGACGTTAATGATTACGATGCTTGGATTGGGACAAACTACCCAGACGGAGCTACTAAGCAGTTTACGGCTAAAGCTGTAGCTGATTACTTGAACACTAAGGGTAAGGTATCTATATCTGCTCAGATGGTCTTTAGGTATTGGACAAATAACCCCTTAAATACGCAAGTACCAGGGACCGGAGACTTTTATGGGCCTGCAGCTAGCTCACCTATAGCAGGTATAACAACGATGCAGTTATCTAAGAACGATGTTTCAGGTCAAAACGTAGTTGCTTTTATGGATTACATAGTGGGTAGCCATATACTCGTAAGTCAGCAGAACGAAATAAGTATTTTTGGACACTTTTTGATTGATAGCTACACTATTAATGACCCAGATGATGATTTTTATACACTAAATTTGACTAGTGTCGCTGGCAATGGTAACTTAACAGAATTACTGTACTACAATTTCGCAATATTTACCCCATCAGCCTTAATTAATGATAAAAACTTTGTGTTTTCACAGAATGTAGCTTCTGCTACGTGGACAGTTCAACATAACTTAGACAAATTCCCATCATGTACTATGGTTTTATCCACAGGGCAGCAAGGATTTGGAGATGTAACCTTTATAGACGAAAATAACTTAACAATAACCTTTGCCTCAGCCGAAACCGGTAAGGCTTATATAAACTAAAGCATGGCAATACCATTTTTAAATAACATTACTCTCAATAACAACGAGATACAAAACGTAAGATTGCATAACACCGGCACATCAAACGCTGCTGCAGGTCAAATATTCTTTAACACAGGCATAAACTTAGCTCAGTACTACGCAAACGGGGTAGACGAATGGGTTACCTTAAAAGAATACTCTTTTGGAAACGGAACGTATATTAATGCTAACGTAACCGGCACCGCAGCTAAACCTATTATAACTCCAGATCTTTCAGCCACTGGAACACCTGATTTAACAACGTATCTAAGAGGAGACAATACTTGGTCACCTATAAGTGGTATATCTGGTACTACCTATGACTTAGGTAGCTCTCAAGCTGGAGCTAACGCAGCTGTAACATTAACCGGATCTGACGCAACACTAGACACTATTACGTTTGTTGCTGGTACAAATATAACGATCACTGATGATGGATCTAACAATATAACTATAGACTCAGCTAACCCTGACCAAACTATAGAACTAACAGGTGAAGTAACTGGGTCTGGAACAACTTCAATATCAACAACAGTTGCTAATAACGTTTTGGATGTAGCTAATTTCAATGCATCGGCTATTGTAACAGTTGCAGAGGGAATTGAAAACAACGACAATGACACAACTCTGCCAACCTCAGCTGCTGTAAAAGCTTATGCTGACAGTTTAATTGTAGGTGGTTTAATTTATCAAGGAGGTTTTGATGGATCTACAGGTTTTGTAACTGGAACAAGTAATTATTTGGATAGTAGAGGTACTCAAATAGCAGTAAATAAAGGTTGGACGTATACAGTTACAACTGCAGGTACCTTTTATGGTGAAGTAGTTGAAGTAGGTGATGTTCTTATAGCAGAAGATGACCTAGCGTCTGGAACTGGAGCGTTAACTGATTGGACAACTGTTCAAAACAACGTCGACCTTGCTAGTTTAACACAAGTAGGTATTGGTAATGTGAATGCTGGAACAGGTATTGACGTTAGTTATGCTTCAGGTACAGCTACGGTTTCATTGACAGCTACAGCCGCTAGGTCAGGAAGTATTGCGGTTCCTACTTCGGGCACTTATACGTATCCAAATAATATAACTTCTACAGGTGGAACTAACAGTGTTTTAATACAACTAGTTGACGGAGGCACAAGTGAAACTGTTTATGCGGACGTAACTAGAGTATCACCAACAACGTTCTCTGTTGATTACGCGGTAGCTGAACCAACAAATGTTATTGCATTGATTCAGTTGATAGGTTAATAATTAAATAAAATAGATGAAATTTAAAAACTACATAGAGGTACAATCTGGTGTTAAGGACAACAATGCGTCATCTGGTACGCCTGGTCAAATATTGTCGTCCACACAGACAGGTGTAGAATGGATAAATCAAGACGCTATATCTTCGTCTTCTAACTTTGTTTACTTTTCAGTTAAAAATGAAACTGGCACTACTATACCAAGAGGAGCTGGTGTAATGGCTGTTGGTACTGACGGCAACTCTGGTCACATACTTATCGATGAGTTTATTGCTGATGGTAGTGTAGAACCTAAGTACTTCCTTGGTTTAATGGAAGACTCTATAGCTAATGGAGCTTTTGGTAGAGCTGTTTCATTCGGGGAGATAGATCAAATAAATACAAACGCTTTTTCTGACGGCGATGTTCTATGGACGGATCCAGCAGTTCCTGGCGGTTTAACAACCACAGAACCAGATGGTCCAAACACAAAGCTTGCTGTAGCTATAGTTTTAAACTCTTCTACTAATGGTAAAGTTTTCTGTAGAGTTCAAGGGAATGAAGGTGTTAACGATTTGCACGACACTAAGATAGTAAACCAGGTAGATGGTGATGTTTTGGTTTGGGATAATACTACAGGTGTCTGGTTTAACGATAGCACGTTGAATGTTGATTATACTAACGGTAGAGTTGGTATCGGAACGACTAGCCCTAACTATCCTTTAGAGGTTGTTGGAAAGTCTGCCTCTAGTGATGGGTTTCATAAAACAGGTTCACAAGGAGTTATTTTATCAGCAGGATCTGGAGCAGATACAGCTGTGATATCTAACGGATGGACAAGTGGAGTTGGAGACTGGATGAGATTAGAAGTTCCCTCAGCTGACGACGAAGGAGGGATTATTCAATTAAATTCTAACGGTAACGTCGGGATCGGAACGACTAGTCCTGTGGTAGAGTTAGATGTTCAGGGTAGCATATTCACCAGGGGAGGTCTTTACTTTACCCCTAATGGATCTACGTCTAGTGTACCAACCTGGGGTATGCTGTTGAATGCAGCAGGTGACTTAGTTATAGACGACACAACTGGTCCGCAGAATGTTATATTTTCTAATTCTGGTAACGTCGGTATCGGGACGACTAGTCCTAATCAAAAACTGCACGTAAATGGAGGGACTCAGTTAGGTGATTTTAACGCTACAACTAATTTCGGAACGGTAGCATTAAAAGTTGTAGAGGGAACTGTGGCTACAGGGCCAACATTAGGATCAGGCACTGTAGGTGCTCAAGCGGTGTTATACTCAAATGGGCAATTTGGCATGTACACAGGAGTAAGCAATAATGGAGATACTTGGATGCAGTCTCAAAGAAATGATACAGGCACTTCTACTTACAATATACTTTTAAATCCAGCAGGCGGGAACGTCGGGATTGGAACGACTAGTCCATCAGCTAAATTATCAGTAAAAAGTAGTGGCACAAACAATTGGGTTTTTAGAGCAACGGCTTCTGACGGTGGAGACTTAGGCGGTATTTACGAAGACGGTGGAACCAACGCCGAGCTATATATTAAAAATAGCGCTGGAACATCTTCTGTATTAATAAACAGTAGTGGAGACTCTTATTTCAATGGTGGCAACGTTGGTATCGGAACAACTAGTCCTACGACCAATTACAGTAAAGTTCTACAAATCAACGCTGCGGGAAATGGGTCAACATTAAGATTAACTGACGTAGGAAGCGGCTCTGCAGTAGGCAGCGGCTTAGAACTATTACAATATGGAGTGGATTCTTATATTATAAATAGAGAAAACGGGGTAATGCGTTTTTGGAATAATAGTAGTTCAAAAATGGTTATTTTAGCCAACGGCAACGTTGGTATAGGAACTACTAGTCCTAGCCAAAATTTGCATGTTGTTGGAATTTCCGGAGCTACAACTGGTCTTCAAATAATAAACAGTTATGGTAGTCCAACTATCAACGCTTATTATAACTCTTTTACAACAAGTGCTTCACTTTATGTTGGTACTCCGTTTTCTGGGCTAAGCTGTAATGCATCTGCTTTTAATATAACTTCAGATTACAGATTAAAAGAAAATATTATTGAATTAACAGGAGCTATAAGTAAAATAAAAAATTTAAGACCTGTTAGATTTAATTATAAAAACAAAGAAGAAACTATAAATGGATTTATAGCACACGAGGTTCAGGATGTTGTTCCGGAAGCGGTAACAGGTGAAAAAGACGCTTTATATGAAGATGGTAAAGAAAAATATCAAGGATTAGATAATGGTAAATTAGTACCTTTACTAACAGCTGCTTTACAGCAAGCTATAGGTAAAATAGAAGAATTAGAGTTAAGAATACAAACGTTAGAAAATAAATAAATAAACAAAACAAGAATTATGACTACTTACAACTGGAATTGCAAAACAGTGGATGCTTACCCACAGAATGGAGAATACGCAGACTTAGTGTATAATGTACACTGGATTGTTACTGGTGTATCAGATGAATTGAATCCAGAAGGTATTGCTTATTCAGTAACTAGCATTGGAACGCAGACACTAGACGTTAGTGATGTAACAGATTTTATACCGTTTGAGGATTTAACAAACGAACAAGTTGTTACCTGGACAAAAGGAGCTATGGGAGAAGAGCAAGTTGCTTCTATTGAAGCTAGTATCCAATCTCAGATTAATTCTTTGATTACACCTACCACGGTTACTTTAACTATTGGAGAACCAGTGCCAGTAATTGAATATTAAGTATGGTAAGAAAAAAGTTTAAAGACACTAAAGTAGGACAGTTCTTGCTAGGTAAATCAGGGGTGGTGAATTCTATAGCAAATGTTTTGCCGGATAAAGGATTGCTTGGTTTAGTGAAGAACCTTATAACTAGCGACAAGGAATTATCTCCTGTAGATAAAGAAACTGCACTTAAGCTATTAGAACAAGATATGGTTGAAATGCAAGAAGTGAGTAAAAGGTGGCAAGCGGATATGTTGTCCGATTCTTGGCTTTCTAAAAACACTAGACCGTTAAGCTTAATATTTTTAACGGTTATGACTATAGCTTTGATTTGGGTTGATAGTAATAACTACGTGGATTTTACAGTAAGCGAAGAATGGATAAGTTTGCTAAAAACTCTTACAATGACGGTGTATGTTGCTTATTTTGGATCAAGAGGAGCTGAAAAAGTAGGAAGTATAGTAAGAAAGTAAATAAACCACGTAATAATAACCTTAACATTCAAATTAAATCAAACTAAATTAAATCAAATGGAATTCAATTTACCAAGTCAGATCGTAAAAGATCTAAGTTTCGGAAACGAAGGTAGAAATAAAATAATGTCCGGCGTTGATAAATTAGCAAGCGCAGTAAAGTCCACTTTAGGGGCTTCTGGAAAATGCGTAATATACGAAGACGCTATGGGCCGACCGGTTATAACAAAAGACGGAGTAACCGTTGCAGAAAGCGTAGTCTTAATGGATCCGGTCGAAAATATAGGTGCAACCCTTATAAAGGAAGCAGCGAGTAATACCGTTAGAGAAGCAGGTGATGGTACTACAACAGCTACTGTAATAGCTCACTCTCTATTAACTAATATAAACGAATACAAAGGTGAAGAACAAATTAGAGATATTAAAAGAAGCGTTGACGAATGTCTTGAAGAAGTTACTAATTATCTTGATAACACCAGGATTGAAGTTGAGGGTGATATGCTACAGCAAGTTGCTTACATTAGCTGTAACAATGACGCTGAGCTTGGAGACAAAATTGGCGAAGCATTCGAAAGAGTTGGAAAGACTGGAGTCGTTTTAATGGAGGATTCTGACACAAATGAAACGCATGTTGAGTTTGTTGAAGGAACTCAGTTTGAATCAGGTATAAAGTCATCACACTTATTAACAGACAAAGATAAAGGAGTTGCTGTACTGGAAGAACCGTTGGTCTTAATAGTTAGTTCACCTGTGCCTAATATACGTAGAATCCAAAATATATTGGAACATGTGGTTAAAACCAAACGTAGTTTGTTAATAATCGCTCCGCTAGAGCAACAGCCTTTTGCGACGTTATTAGCTAATAAAGTAAAGGGTAATATAAAGGTCAACATTGTAGACCCTCCAGGGTTTGGACCAACTAAAGCTGATACACTAGAAGACTTAGCTATCCTAACAGGCGCCACGGTCGTAGATGAAGAGCTTGGTGACGACTTAGACCTTTTAGATATTAATGTACTAGGCGAAGTTTTAAAGTCCGTTACAGACGCTAAAAACACGATATTGCAAATTAAAGATACCACCTTAGATTTAACAGAACGAATAGAAGAAGTTAAAACTAAGATTGATAAAGAGACCAACGCTTATATCAAGATGAAACTAGAGAAGAGATTGTCTATGTTAACCGGTAAGGTTGGTGTTATTTATGTAGGTGCTGATTCAGCAGTTGAACTAAAAGAAAAGAAAGATCGAGTAGATGATGCTCTCCACGCTACGAAAGCAGCCTTAATGGAAGGAATAGTAGCGGGTGGCGGTATTGCATTATTAAATGCGTCAAACAAGATCAAGCCTAAGAATGACGGGTATAAGTTATTATTAGATTCTATTAAAGCTCCTTTCTACACTATATTAGATAATGCTGGTATTGTTGAAATTAAAAAGCAAACAATTAAGAATAGAGGTATTGACGTTAAAACAGGTAAAGAAGTTAATATGATTAAAGCTGGTATTATAGATCCAGTATTAGTTACAAAGTCAGCGTTAAAGAATGCGGTTAGTGTGGTAAAGACTATTATATCCGCAGATTGTATAATCTCAAATGTAAGATCCCTTGAACGCAGTTAATCACTTTATTATAATCGACAAAATCAAGGAAGCTCCGAAGACAGTAGGAGGACTTGAAATAACACAAAATCAAAATCACGACGTTAGGTACTTAAAGGGTAACATAATTAGTGTTGGAGATAAGATAGATTTTCTCAAAGAAGGCGATGTTGTTAGATATGACAAACACGCAGGGCACGGAATAGAATGGAATGATAAATTGTATTTTGTAATTACAATAGGTGATGTAGTTTTAGTAGAATGAGACTAGGCTCAAGTGATTTAAGAGAAATGAATTTACTTAAGTATTACAGGCTTGTTAGAAAATGGGCCTGTAAAACTTACAACCTTAAAGACGCTGATATTGAATTATTAATATATTTGGATTGCAAAAAGCAATTTACACGTAATGATTTCATAGACGGTGTTTATACATACTCTTGGGATAAAGCAAGATGGGAGAGATTAAGGCGAGAGGGTTGGATCGATGTCTGGAGAAAAAGAAATAGAACTACTATGAAGACTAATATATATAGTACTTCACACAAATGTAAAAGTTTAATAAACAGAATTTACAGAATACTACTAGGGGAAGAGGATTTACCAACGTCAGCTAGAAGTACGTTTTACAAGAATAAAACATATACGGATAAAGTTTACAACAAAGCTATTGATGATATGATAAAAGACAAAGAAAGATAATTATGGCATTTAAAATGAACCCTAAATCACCAACTTTAAAATCAGTTGGACAGTACGCAGCTCCTCGAGGCATACAGCAAGCCGCAGTATCACCTGCTAAACAAAGTACGCAAGGAGACTACGAAAAAAGTTTAAAACAAAAGCATATTGTAAAATCAAAAACCTCAGCGCAAGGTGATAACGATAATGTTAAAAGAAGCCGTAGAAGCGAGGTTACAAATATAGAAAGTAAATCAAATAGAAGAGTACAACAAGTAGCTGGAAATGATAGTAATGACAAAAAAGGCTATAAAGCTACATTGACGACTGTAAAAGATCCAAACACGGGAGGTAGACTTGTTGTTGGTCCTGAAGGAGGCTATCATGAAATGGGGAGTGAAGTAGCTCAAAAAGAAGTTAAGAACTTTCAAAAGAATTATCTAAAAACAAAAAATAAATAACAATGGCATACTCAGGATTTAAAGGAATTGGACCAAACGGTTTAGGTGGAAGTAAAAAATCAGTAATATCACCAACTAAGCAAATGGGTACTGACGCAGGCGAAACGGCAGCATTCGAAGAAAGCAAACGATTAGAGTTAGCGGCAGACGAGAAAATGGAGCGAGCTAAGGGTAACAAAAAGAAACAAGCTGAAATAATAGCTAAGACTAATAAAAAAATGGACAAAAAAGTTCCTGCCGCTAAGAAAAAAGCAGAAAAAGAAGGATATACAGCGTTTGGTGAAAGCAAAAAAATACCCGCAAAAAAAGCTCCTGGTTTCAAAAAACAATAAAAGCAAAACAATGGCATTCAAACTAAAATCACACGGAGAAGTATTCGGTATTCACGAGAAGACCTCTAAGTTTGGTACTCCTGTCATTATAAAAGATGACCTTGAAAGTGGGGTTGAGGCTGAAGCCAATCGTGATGGCACTATTTTTGTTAACTCTAAACTGTCTGACAAAAAAATAGAAAAAGCTGTTGCTCACGAAAAAGTTCATTTAGATCAAATGGCTTCAGGTAGATTGCAATACTCTGAAGACTCTGTAACTTGGAAAAGGGATACAAGATCACCTGCTAGAGTTTACAAGAGAGCTACTATGAATGAAGGGCATCCTGATTTCGAATGGGAGAATGAAGCATATAAACAATCATAATTATGGCAATTACATTTAGGGGTCAAGCCTCAAAACTTAAAAAGTCTGCAGCTAGTAATAACCGCAATGGATTTCAAGAAGTATCAGCCCCTGGGCCGAGAAGAGGAACTGGAGGTTTCGAAAATAGCCCTGCTAAAAAAAGTTGTTCACCTATAACTCAGAGATCAAAGTCTCCTTTAAAAATGAATGAAGCGCTAGTTGCTGGAGCTGGGCAAACAGGTAAAAGATTTGTTGATGCCGGTGCTGAAGTAGGTAGAGCTTTCGAACAAAAGCAAGAACCTGCTGCTGCAAATCTTGGACACCAAGACCTTACGAGCAAAAATAAAAGCGCAAATAATAAAGAGGGTAATCAAAATAAACGCAAAGAAGTGAAAGGCGTTGATGCTGGACAGTTTGCTAAAGGGGTCATTATCCCATCAACTTCAGAAATGGATCTCACGCTAGCTCCAACAACACTTACAAAAAACTAAACCATGTCAAAAAACACACCAATTACAGCAAGAGTAAGCACAGGCTTATTTAACAAAAAGAAAGGAGTAACAGAACCTTTACTAAACGTAGGGAAAGCCGGCGTACACGGCAATAATCAAACTAGAGATATTCCATCGCCGAGTAAAATAAAGGGATATGCAATGAAAAGCTCACCGTTCAAACAGAAAATGGTTGACGGCAAGCCTGTTGAAGCCAAGATTAAAAGTGCTGGTCAGAGAATAATAGAGGAAACTCCAGGAAAACCAGGTTCAGATAATTACGATAAAGCAGTCGCTGCTGAAGGTACTAAAATTGTTGACCCCGCGTTAATTACCCCAGAGATGACAGCAAGAGCTAATAAGAAAAGAGCCGACGCAAAAGCAGCCGACGTACTAGCAGCTAAACCTGTCAAAAAAGAAAAAATTATTCCGGGTAAAGATATTGATCTTAAAGATTTTGAGGTTGAAGGCAAAAGAGGTATGGTTGAAAGCTGGGAAGCTGGATCTCAAGGTAGACGAATGAAAAAACTGAGTGATGATATTTCAGACTCACAGAGAAATGTTGATAGATACAAAAGTCGACTTAAAGGATACGCTAAGCAAGATAAAAAAGGCAACTGGGTTAAAACAGATCCAAAGGTGTCTGACAGAAAGTTTAATAGAAACCTTAGAAAATTTCAAGAATCATCAAGAAACGTAAAAGGGTCTCAAGATCAGTATGATGTTTATTCCAAAGGAGTTTCACGAGGAGCTAGCGGATATCGAGGGGGTACATTTAATGTAACAGAACAAGCTACGAAGAAATCACTAGGAAACGTAAATCAGCAAATAGAATTTGAAAAGAAGCAGTTAAAGCCTGAAAAGGCTGTAACAAAGACAAATCCAAACCCAATCGCAAATAAAAAGAGTAACAATTTCTTTAAAAAGACTACTCCTTTAAAAATGAAATACTTTAAATAATGGCGTACAAACAGGAACCTAAATCCCCAATACTAAAAAGATGTTGGGAAGGGTACTCTCCGGTGCCTGGCAAAAAGAAGGAGGAAAAAGGAAGTTGCGCAAAGTCACCTGCTAAAAAGACAGCAGCTTGGACACGTAAGGAAGGTAAATCAGAAACTGGTGGCTTGAATCAAAAAGGTGTTGATGCTTATAAAAGAGACAACCCTGGATCTAAACTACAAACAGCAGTTACAACAAAACCATCTAAACTTAAAAAAGGTAGTAAAGCCGCTAAGCGTAGAAAATCGTTTTGCGCAAGAATGAGCGGGATGCCAGGGCCTATGAAAAAACCTAACGGAGAGCCAACAAGAAAGAAGTTAGCTTTAGACAAATGGAATTGCTAATGGCATCAAAAGGGTTAGGAGATACAATAGAAAAAATTACAAAAGCAACAGGAATTAAAACAATAGTAGATAAACTTCCTGGCGATTGCGGGTGTAACAAAAGAAAAGAAGCGTTAAACAAAGCGTTTCCGTATAAACAAAAACAGTAACAATTAAATTAAATTAAATCATTATGGGTGAAGTAAAAACAATTGAGGTAGAAGCGAACGAAGTAAAGTCAATTTCAAAAGAACAATTAAAAGGCTTGCAAGAGGCTGTTAGCAAACAGAATCAAATTCAAATGCAAATTGGTGGACTTGAGGGCCATAAAGCCGAGCTGATAGTTCAGTTGCAGAGCGTAGTGAAAGATCTTTCCTCGCTACAAGCTGATCTTGAAAAAGAATTCGGATCTGTTAATATTGACCTACAAACAGGAATTATTTCAGATGCATCTAATTCGTAAGATAAGCATCGGTAAAGACTATAAGAATGACGCTATGCACTACGCTGTTGGACAGGAAGTGTATGGCGGTCATACTATAGCCCATATATTGGAAGAAGAAGAAAAGTACTCTATACATATAACAAAAGGCGATACAATAATGCCTTGGAAAGACTTTAACAAAAACATGTCCATTTCTGTGGAGTACGATTTAAACTATTAAAATGCAAAGCGTTTTTAATTATCTAGTAAAACCAAAAGGCGATAGAACCGTTGGGTTTAAAAAAATAGAAGGGCAAACATTATTACTCAACACAGATCTACAGAATCACAGTTATACGAATAGAGTAGGGACAATACTTAATTTACCTCTAGTTGGTAATGAAGAATTAAAAGAAGGAGATGACGTAATTGTGCATCATAATGTTTTTAGAAGGTTTAGAGACGTTAGAGGCAATGAGAAGGATAGTAAAAATTATTTAGCTGAAGATGTTTACACCGTACAAGCTGATCAAATATACGCTTTTAAAAGAGACGACGAATGGAGAGCTTTAAAAGGGTTTTGTTTTATTAAACCCATAAAAGAAGACAAGATGTTTTCTGTATCATTTGAGAGGCCATTAATAGGTATTGTAAAACTAGGTAATGACGAAATAAAAACCGAGTCATTAGTAGGTTTTAAGCCGAACTCAGAATATGAGTTTGTAATAGAAGGGCAGAGGTTATACCGAGTACCCATCAATTCAATCACAATCAAATATGAATATCAAGGAAACGAAGAGGAATATAATCCAAGCTGGGCAAGTGGCAGTTGAGGAGTTGATAAAAGTAGCTAAAGAATCTATAATTGATTCCGAGGATGATTTAACAGCAGATAAATTAAAAAATGCCGCAGCTACTAAGAAGTTGGCTATATTCGATGCTTTTGAAATACTAGCGCGGATTGAGGAAGAGGAGAGAGTGTTGGAAAACAAACCTAAGAAAGAGCTTGAAACAATAGAGTTTAAAGGCTTTGCTGAAAGAAAATCTAAGTAATGTACGAGCAGAGCTTATACAGGGTTGTAACCCCTATAAAATTAACTACTATTTCTAGACTTAACAAAGGAAAGAAGTGGGGGTATGGATACAACAAAGAGCACGACATTGTAGTAATAAGCAAAACTGGCCAAATAGGTGAAATATACGAAATACAAAACCTTAGGATAGCTTTACCGAAGTCGCTAGGTAAGTTAGCTAAGACAACAGACAGATGGACTGTCGAGGAGTACCCTAGAGAATTAAATGCTATAAAGAGTATATTTGATTGGAGGGATTATCCTGAAGATTTTAAAACTAAATGGGGACCATATATAGATGAGCAATTTAATAAAAGAGAAAACGGACACTGGTTCAATAATAAAGGTGTGGATACTTACATTACTGGTGCTCACTTTATGTACTTGCAGTGGTCCAAAATTGATGTTGGTAAGCCGGAATTTAGGGAATCAAACAGATTATTCTACATATTCTGGGAAGCTTGTAAAGCAGACAGAAGAAGTTATGGTATGTGCTATCTCAAGAACAGACGTTCAGGCTTTTCATTCATGGCATCTGGTGAGACCGTTAATATGGCAACAATATCGTCCGACGCACGTTTTGGGATTTTGTCCAAATCTGGTGCCGATGCAAAGAAAATGTTCACAGATAAAGTCGTACCCATTTCTGTTAACCTACCGTTCTTCTTTAAACCCGTACAAGACGGTATGGACAGACCGAAGACAGAACTTGCGTACCGAGTACCTGCATCAAAATTCACAAGGAGGCGACTCGATTCGAATAAGGCTACAGAGACCATCGCGGGACTTGACACAACGATTGACTGGAAAAACACCGGTGATAACGCGTACGATGGGGAGAAACTCAAACTTCTCGTCCATGACGAATCGGGTAAATGGGAAAGACCGAACAACATCCTCAACAACTGGAGGGTTACGAAAACAACATTAAGGTTAGGAGCAAGAGTTATTGGAAAGTGTATGATGGGATCAACGTCAAACGCTTTAGATAAGGGTGGTGAGAATTTTAAAAAGCTATATGCAACATCAGATGTTACAAAAAGAAACGCCAACGGACAAACTCGCTCAGGATTATATTCTTTGTTCATTCCTATGGAATGGAATTACGAAGGATTCATTGACGCTTATGGAATGCCTGTATTCAATACCCCACCAGAAGGCTGTGAAGACCCACATGGCGACCCTATTGAAGTCGGAGTCATTGAACACTGGAATAATGAAGCTGAAGGATTAAAAGGCGACCAGGACGCTCTAAACGAATATTACAGACAATTCCCTCGAACAGAGGAACACGCTTTTAGAGATGAAACTAAAAACAGTATATTTAACTTAGCAAAAATATACGAACAAATAGATTACAACGAAGACTTAGCCAACAGTAATGTAGTTACAAGAGGTAGTTTTCAATGGCAAAATGGTATAAAAGATTCTAAAGTTATATTTAGTCCAAATCCACAAGGTAGGTTCTTAATAACCTGGACACCTGCTTACGATATACAGAACAGGCAAATAATTAAGAATGGGGTTAGGCATCCAGGTAATGAACATATGGGGGCTTTTGGTTGTGATAGTTACGATATATCAGGAACAACTGATGGAAGAGGATCTAAAGGCGCTTTACACGGTTTAACTAAGTTTAGTATGGAAGACGCTCCACCGAGCACTTTCTTTTTAGAGTATGTAGCAAGACCACAAACGGCTGAAATGTTTTTTGAAGACGTATTAATGGCTTGTGTGTTTTATGGAATGCCTTTACTATGTGAAAATAACAAACCTAGGCTTTTGTATTATTTTAAAAGAAGAGGTTACCGAGGCTACTCGATGAATCGTCCTGATAAGCTTTGGAATAAACTATCAGTAACAGAAAGAGAGATTGGTGGAATACCGAATTCAAGTGAAGATATAAAGCAAGCGCATGCATCCGCTATAGAAATGTATATAGACGGTTATGTAGGTTTAAAGTCTGATGGAAATTACGGTACAATGTATTTTAATGAAACCCTAAATGATTGGTCAAAATTTGATATAAACAATAGAACAAAGTTTGATGCAGCAATAAGCTCAGGCTTAGCGATAATGGCGTGTAACAAGGATTTATACAAGCCAAATGCTCCAATACAAAAAAGAACAATGAAAGTTAAATTTGCAAAATACAGACAAGACGGCAATTTATCCGAGATAATAAAATAAGAATATGGCTAGAGGTGTAACAAATAGTTTTTTTCCAAGTCAAGTTGTAAGTGATCAAGAGAAAATGTCTCAAGATTATGGGCTACAAGTTGGTAGAGCAATTACTAACGAATGGTTCGACGGTAATTCCGGAACAACTAGATTTAAAAGTAATCAAAATACATTCCACGCTCTAAGGTTGTATGCGAGAGGGGAGCAACCTATACAAAAGTACAAAGACGAAATGTCTATAAATGGAGATTTGTCTTATTTAAACTTAGACTGGAAGCCTGTACCTATTCTATCTAAATTCGTAGATATTGTAGTTAATGGAATATCTGATAGAAGTTTTGACATTACAGCTTACTCTCAGGATCCTTATGGTATTTCCAAGAGAACTGCTTATATGGAGTCCATAATCAGAGATATGCAAACTCAAGAATTAAACAACTTTGCTCAAGAGCAATTTGGTATTAATCTGTTTGAGAATGCCTCCGATAAATTACCTGACTCTGAAGAGGAGCTAGATATACACATGCAACTTAGTTACAAGCAAGGTATTGAAATAGCTGAAGAAGAGGCTATTAATACTATGCTCGTAAGCAATAACTATGATTTAACAAAAAGGAGAATAAACGAAGACTTAACTATATTAGGTATTGGGGCTGTTAAAAACAACTTTACAGAATCTAACGGCGTTACTGTAGATTACGTAGATCCGGCTTATATGGTTTATTCATATACAGAAGATCCTTATTTTCAAGATATATACTACGTAGGTGAAGTAAAATTCGTACCTATTAATGAGCTTAAGAAACAGTTCCCCAATTTAACGCAAGATCAGTTAGAGCAAATTCAACAACAAGGAACTCAAAACAAAGGCGCATACAACAATAACTTAACTAACGATTACAATAACGACAGAGACTCAAACGTAATACAGCTTTTATATTTTAATTATAAAACTTATATGAATGAGGTTTATAAAGTTAAAGAAACAGCAACCGGAGCAACGAAAGTAATAGTAAGGGATGATCAATATGATCCACCTATAGAAGCTTACGAGGCGGAATATGGAAAGTTATCTAGATCTTTAGAAGTGCTGTATGAAGGAGTAATGGTATTAGGTACTAACCTATTGTTGAAATGGGAGATGGCACCAAATATGATGCGCCCTAAAAGTGATTCGTCTAAAGTTAAAATGAATTACTCTATTACCGCTCCGAGAATGTATCAAGGTAAAATAGAATCTATAGTTAGTAGGTGTACTGGTTTTGCGGATATGATTCAATTAACTCATTTAAAGTTACAACAAGTATTGCAAAGAATGATACCTGACGGTGTTTATTTAGATGCTGACGGTATTAATGAAGTTGATTTAGGTAACGGAACGAATTACAATCCTCAAGAAGCTCTTAATATGTTCTTCCAAACTGGATCTGTTATCGGTAGATCATATACTCAAGATGGAGATATGAATCCAGGCAAAGTTCCAATCCAGGAAATCCAAACCGG